ACGCACTAACACTCCTCTGGGACTTTCTAATATAGAAAGTCGCTAATCTTCATTTTCATGAAGACAACCACCTCATCTTGGATTTCACATGAAATCTAAGAACTGAAGAGTCGAGATGATGCCTATCATATTCAGCAATAGCTGGAGTATGAAAGAACTTCATCAAGGCCGACACACCATCAAGCTGATCTTTTCTCCGTAAGGATTGAAGAACAGGCGCTTTGAATTCAAAGCATTGCAGGTCGCGATTCCATCTCTGGAATGTCGTGACTTCTTGACGTGTATGTAACCCAATGCATCCAGCGGTACTGCGTACGAGCGGAAGTCTCTTCCGCACAATACCCAATATCGCATTAGCGACTGAATATCTTCCGTTCAACCAAAGCTGGTTGGACGTAGATATCACGGAAGCAAACGCATTGGCATCAGTAGAGGCTAGATCCGGATCGCAACGTAGGTATATCGGTGTAACATTTATACCGCTATACGCATCTACGCCACAACTTTCTCTAAAGTTTCCATTAGAGAAGGTCTTCCCGCGGTTGATCTTAAGTCCGCAAGAAGAGATCCACTCAGCAACTCTGGGGTAATACTCGCGCTTGACGATGATATCATCGCCATAAACGCGAATACAAGAAGCATACGCAGCAAGTTTCCTTATGGAGAGTCTTTCATCTCCAACAATTGCCGTCAATGCTATGATAGCAAAGACAGTAGATTGAATTGGGAAAGTTGTAGCGTTTCCCATGCCGGCATACTTTCTAAGATCATGAACAACATTGTTCACGATAACAGAAGGTGTACGACAACTTAAGATACCAGAAAGAAATCTGGGCCTGTTAGAGAAAACTGTTTTCACTAATTCCAATGAAAGCAGGTCACTAGCAGAACTTAAGTCCATCGTAACCCATGTGCCGTCACGAGATCCAGTCAGAGCGAGTTCTTGATTCTTGCTCTGATCTGTCAGACTGAGGCATCGTTGAAGTATCTTACAGCGCTCAATCGAGCGTCTAAGATGCTCGTTGTAACCTTGCTGAACAAACTGGTTCAAACAAGGTTCAACCGTAATTGTACGTAAAGACGAAGAAGTCTTAGGTACAGCAACGAGACGACAATCAGTGCTTCTTGGGATATTGCTGAAGCTCTCATCATATCTGTTACGATACAGCATCTCTGTTGTATCATAGCCAGATGTGCTTAAGAGCTCGTCACCATCAAGAAGACGAGACGTGAAGAATGACCACTTCTGGTTACTCTTAACGTTTTCAGCAACAGCGCCTGGTCCGTGTTTGCATTTTAGCTCTTGGAACTGATCTAGTTCTAAGAGTATAAACTTGCTAACACGAGCAATCTTGTCGAGCCGAAAAGGAGCAATGCTCAAGATCGACTTGTCAAGATTGACAAATTCACGGAATGCACGTTTCTCGAGCAAAGCTCGACGATCGTCGCATGGCGTGAACTTCTTGAAGAAGAACAAGAGTTCCCGAATACACTTAATATATTCAGGACTTGCGTCTTCTAAAAGAAGACCAGTTGTAGAGTCAAAGACATTACAGAGCATACCCTGAAAAAGAACAGGGATTGCTCCCCTCCTAGTAAAACCAAGAGGGCAGGTAAACCGACGTTCCTCGAGGCCTTTGTCAAAGGCCTTTCCGAACGAAGGAAGGGCAACGGTTAAGAAACCAATGCCCTCGTCTTTGAGGCGCGCATTGAGCGTGATTAAATCACGATCAAGCCCTTTTACTCCAGGGAGAAGTCTACTGTAGTCATTCAGTAGACTTTCCAGTAGGATTGACAGGCTTTTCATCTTCTCCACCTTGTGGTTGAAGATCCTGTGTACTGTTAGTTGACGATCGACGGGTCTTTCGACTCGTCCTGCCAACTTCACCAAACCTGCCTTTAGTTAGGTAGGTGAGGGTACTTCCAACAAGGAAAGCACCCAAGTTCATCCAGTCGAAATCCATGTTCATCGTCCTGATGAATATTGGAAGGAGATTGTCTGAGCTGTGAAGTCCTGACTTTAAGACTGAAAAGCCAGGAACTTTGCAGGAGTGACGCCACTCGAGGCGAGAGTATCCGTGATTGCCTTAAGAAGGGCAGCCTTGGTACTCGCGTCCCACCCAAAAGAAGGGAAGGAGGCCGATATGGAAACTGAGGCAGTCTGTTGAGATACGAGCCCCGTGTAAGGGGAAGTCGCATTCAACGTCTGACTCACTTTCATATAGTGCCTCTCACCGGACTTTGGGTTGGTGGAATGGCTGAACGTAAGTTGGAACCCATTGGGTCCACCCCAACGTTCCGAGCCATAACCATCGGACCGAACAACGGCGAAAGTTAGAGCCGGTGTCGGCGAACTGGCGGCAACTGTGATCGGGTCAACTAACATGTACAAGATCCTTGCTGATAAAGGCAGTGGCAACCTCTTGTTGCCACCCACCAACGCGTTATCATAGGCGGATGCCTATGATGAGCTTTTTGCGGCTATTAACGCCGCAAGAATGACTTTCTGAATCGAAGTTAACGATCCAGAAGTCGGTGTCTTTATGCCAGCAACTGAAGCAAGGCTTTTGCGAAGTACGTACTTCACAGAAAGATCAGCAGAGAGCGTATAAGAAGAGGGTATAATCCCTTCAGATCGCACTCCTTCGATCACCTTGTTCCAACTGGAGTTCACACGTAGATTGGTACTTGAGGTCGAATTGCTTATCTCACGATAAGTAATAAAACCAAAATTGATGAGTGATCTGTCTTGGTAAATTGCGTCCATAGCATGGACATAATCACCAATACCGGAAAACCAATCAATCAACCAGGTCCAAGGTATCAAGTCATAGATATCTGAAGGGCCTAAATCAAGTCCTAGCTTACGCCACCACAGTTGATGACGTAACTTAGGTACATCCAAGAGAGGAAAAGCGAACGTAGCATTTACCATACATCTGAGCTCACATTCACGTGTGCCAGATGATGTGGTAGGTGACACCCGCTGTTCATCAGGGATGTAATCAAGATACGCGAGAGGAGGATTGTCATCCTTTTCGATCCACTTCATAGAGGATCTAAAGGTTGTAGCCAGACCGTTTCTAGATATCAAACGATTGATATCATTTGAAATTCTAGCAGGTCTGTTTACAAGATCTTGAATGGCGCTGATGAGAGACTCCCAACCAAACTTAAAACATAAGTAATGGTTGCCGAGTTTCTTATCGAGACCGTACACATTAAGCATCCTAGAAAGCTTTTCGAGGAGTGCCTTATAGTAATCGGTCCAATGAGACGCATTTTGGAGGAGAAGAAGAAACTGCTTCTTTCCAACTAAGCGCTCAAAATCTTTCCAGGCCATTATAGTCCCACTAATCATCTGGGGAAAGTCTTTCAACTCCCCGAGTTGATATGCGAGATTAAAACGGCGACTAGTCGGCAGACTTTTACTGACTAGGCCAAGAGAGTACTTAGCCATCGCAACGTTTGCGCGGCTCTGTGCTTTTGACGGAGAGATGTCGTCTTTCGAGATCACGTATGAAGGACCTATACGGGAAATTCTATAGACGCGGTTACCGCGAGATCTCTGGTAATGACCAGGATCAACCGTATACCACACATAGGATGAAAAGTAAAAAGACGAGTTCATACCAGAAGATTGAAACTTCGGAACGAAGAGTTCAAACTCTCCGAACGAAGAATTGATACCTCTAGTACGAATGGTCGTATCTTTACACCATCCTTCTATAGTTTTTTGAGCACCAGAAACCTGGGGCCCCCCGCTGTTAGAAGAATCCGTCCATTGGTAAAAGGCAGGGTAGTTCGTATCATAGATCGTCTCATTATGAGAACCATAATAGTACGATCTAGATGCGGCTGCAATGCCTACAAATGTACGGGTTCGGTTAACGGGCGTTACAGTTACTACAGGAAATCTGAAGCGAGACCATGGGTCAATTGCGCAAGCAATCGAACCTATGATATCGCTACCAAAGAGCTTGTAGATGTAACGTTCAAGTCCTTCAGACTTGGCAAATGCCTCTTTTGCCTTTTGACGATACATATCAAGTGTATAGTCATACTGAACGGCAGAAAGTTCTTTCTGCAGAACGGTAGGCATTAGAGGTCCTCCATTGTGACATAAAAGGGCTTACGCTCAAGGCGCAGCGCACCCCGAAAGGGGTG